GCCCGACATGGAACAGATCATGCCTTATATAGAGGAGAACATCCCTCTACCCAAGAACGCCTCAGATGCGTTCCCAGATCTGTCTCCGTCTGAAGAACTCACCATGAGGGCCAACGTGGTGAAGCTGATGTCAGATCTGACGGGCAACCCCCTTGCTCCAACACAAGAAAACGCTGACCAAGCCAAGGCACTTGCTCGGCAAATGATCTCAGACCCGACGCTCAGACCTGACTTCTCTAAGTACCCCAACGAGACCCTTGCCATGCTTGCCGGTATGGTGGCTCAGATGAACGTGTCCATCGTTGAAGAGTTGTCTGACTTAAAGATGTATGTGGTCAACAAGCTGGTGGCAGAGATTGAAAGTGCCAAGGATGCCAAGGCTCGTATCACTGCCCTATCTAAATTAGGTGAGGTTGATGGCGTAGACGCTTTCAAGAAGCGCAGTGAAGTGACGCATAAGATCATGTCGATCGAGGAAGTCGAAAAGGAACTCTTGGACACCCTGACTAAACTCGAAGACAAAGCGATAGACGTCGAGGCCCGCGAGATTGTGCGTAGCGAAAGCCCTCTGCGAAGAGACACTGAACAAGACGAATGACAGCACTTCCACAACTCTCTCCAGAACAGCTATTTAAACTACGGCAAGCCCTGCCGACAATGCCCGAGAAGCAAAAGAGACGCACTCTTGAGCTACTTAAGACCTACGATGCCCAGATGACGCAGGATTTGAGCAAGGAATCGTTCCTTGACTTCGTCAAACACGTCTATCCGGGGTACAAAGTTGGCCCTCACCACCTGAAATTGGCCCAAATCTTCGAGGATATTGCCAACGGCAAGAAGAAAAGGGTGATTGTAAACATCGCACCCCGTCACGGTAAGTCAGAATTGATTTCATACCTTGCTCCAGCATGGTTTTTGGGCAAGCACCCACAGAAAAAGATCATCATGGCCTCGCACACTGCTGATTTGGCAGTGAATTTTGGTCGTAGAGTGCGAAATTTGGTGGGAATGGACAACTACAAGGACATTTTTCCGCAAGTTGAGCTGCAAGCTGACTCGAAGTCGGCATCAAGATGGGGTACAAACTTCCATGGGGAATATTTCGCAATCGGTGTGGGTGGCGCTCTTGCTGGTCGAGGTGCTGATCTGTTTATTATTGATGATCCTCATTCGGAACAAGACGCTAAGACTGGGCGAGCTGATGTTTTTCTTCCTGCTTGGGAGTGGTTTCAGTCTGGCCCTCTCCAGCGACTTATGCCGGGCGGTGCAATCATTGTTGTGATGACTCGGTGGTCGAAGCTGGACTTGACAGGGATGATTGTCAACCAGATGAACCGCGAAGAGGGTGTCGATCAGTGGGAAGTGGTCGAGTTTCCAGCAATCACAGACGATGGCGAGGCACTTTGGCCCGAGTTTTGGCCTGTAGAAGAGCTTTACGCCAAGAAAGCTGCGCTGGACGTGCGGTATTGGAATGCCCAATACATGCAGAACCCCGTGTCCGAGGAAGGCGCTCTTATTAAGAGGGAGTGGTGGAAGATCTGGGACAAAGAGGAGCCACCCCCGTGCGAGTTCACCATCATGAGTCTGGATGCGGCGCAGGAAGCCACAAATCGGTCAGATTACAACGCTTTGACGACGTGGGGAGTCTTCTTCAATGAGGAGACGAACAATTACGCGATCATTCTCTTAAACTCAATCAAGAAACGTCTCGAGTTTCCCGAGTTGAAAGCCTTGATCATTGACGAGTACAAAGAGTGGCAGCCAGACGCGTTCATGGTGGAGAAGAAGTCCAACGGAGCGGCGCTGTACCAAGAGTTCAGGCGCATGGGCATACCGGTGGGTGAGTTCACCCCGGGCAAGGGGCAGGACAAGATTGCCCGTGTCAACGCAGTTTCCAGTCTGTTCCAAGGGGGCGTGGTCTATGCGCCGGACAGACGATGGGCAAAGGAAGTCATAGAAGAATGCAACGACTTCCCTAGCGGAGCGAACGATGACTTGGTAGACTCCACAACATTGGCTCTGTTGAGATTTCGGCAGGGTGGCTTTATCCGCTTGGATACCGATGAGCCAGAAGACACTTTCGTCAAGAAGATGTTCCGCAAAAAAGCGGCATATTATTAAGGACTCACATGGCTAAAAACAATTCAAAACGCGGACTAGACGAACAATTGCTTGAAGGCGGCGGGAGCGGAGGCGGGTTTAGTTCTTTGATGGGGAAAATCAAAGACAAAGCCGAAGTTTTCATGCGCCCAAGAGTTAAAAACTCAGTTTATTCAGAAACAGACGGTTTGCCAGCTTCTGGTAAATATGCTGGTCGAAACGTAAGAGGGCCAGAAGAACTTGAGGCAATTAAAGAATCTGGGTATATGCTTCCTAAAGAAGGCGGTAAAAAACAAAAATACTTCACCCAGTCTGACAATGTGCCGACCAATGTTTCTGAAGGCTCCTCCGTGCTTCGCGTACCAATTGAAAAAGTTCCCAAAAACAGGGCGGTAAGCAGGAAAGATGTGGAGAGATACAACCCAGACAGCGGGGGTTTTGAACCTCTTAAAAAGGGGGGCAAGGTTACCGCTTCTTCCCGCGCAGATGGCATAGCTTCCCGTGGCAAGACTAGAGGGAGAATGGTCAAGTGACTACACAGAAGTTTATGGGACGCAATCAGTTGGTTGATCGGCTTGCAGCACAGGTCGGTAACAAGGACACGGCGATTGCCATACTCAAACAGCGTGGGCATATGAAGGAAGACGGGTCACTGACAGCAGCAGGACAGAAACGCAACATGATGACTGCTGAAGAACGGGCAAAGGATCGTGCAGTGAAAAGCACAGGTCACCCCGCAAAAGATTTTACGTATTCAGCTCGTACAAACCGGGCAACTCTAAAGGGTAGATGATGGCAACAAACATGGACAAATCAGTCTATACAGACGCACCTCAGGGCATAGAGCAACTTGGTGAGGAAGATGAGCCGATTGAGATCACGATCGAAGACCCAGAAGCTGTAAGTATCAGAGGCCCGGGCTTTGAGATTGAGATGGAGAAGTCTGAGGACGAAGACGAGTTTAGCAAGAACTTAGCTGAAGATATGAGCGATGACGACTTGACGCGCTTATCTGGGGATCTTGTTGGTGAGTATGAGGCAGATGTCTCTAGTCGCAAAGATTATATTCAGACATATGTAGATGGTCTTGAGTTGCTTGGTATGAAGCTTGAAGAACGTATGGAGCCTTGGCCCGGAGCATGTGGTGTGTTTCACCCAATATTGAGTGAGTCCGTCGTTAAGTTTCAAGCTGAGACCATGATGTCTACGTTCCCAGCAGCAGGCCCAGTTAAGACTCAGATCATCGGCAAAGAGACTCCTGAGAAGAAGAAAGCGGCTGAGCGCGTACAGGTAGATATGAACTACCAACTGACGGACGTGATGAAGGAGTTTCGCCCCGAGCATGAGCGCATGTTGTGGGGCTTGGGTCTGGCGGGTAACGCGTTCAAGAAGGTGTACTTTGATCCCAGCTTGAATCGTCAGGTCTCTATGTATGTGCCAGCCGAGGACGTGGTTGTGCCCTACGGTGCTTCAAGTTTGGACTCAGCAGAACGTGTGACCCACGTGATGCGCAAAACTGCGAACGAGCTTAAGAAATTGCAGCATGAAGGTTTTTACCGAGATATTGACTTGGGTGATCCGATCAATGTCATGGACGAGGTAGAGAAGAAGATCGCTGAGAAGCTTGGCTTTAGGGCGTCTGAGGATGACCGTTTCAAGCTCTTGGAGATGCAGGTCGAGATGGACTTGCCCGGTTATGAGCATACGGACGACGATGGGAATGAGACTGGGATTGCCCTGCCTTACATCGTCACTATTGAGAAGAGTTCAGGTGACGTGTTAGCGATACGTAGAAACTGGAGACCAGAAGATGAGCAATGTATTAAACGTACTCACTTTGTGCATTACGGCTATATCCCGGGCTTTGGATTTTACTGTTTCGGCCTTATTCATCTTATTGGTGCTTTTGCCAAGTCTGGCACTTCTATCCTGCGTCAGTTGGTGGATGCTGGTACTCTGGCGAATCTACCCGGGGGCTTTAAAACACGGGGGCTTCGATCCAAAGGAGACGACACACCGATAAGTCCCGGAGAGTTCCGTGACATGGACGTCCCAAGTGGCAACCTACGCGACAACATAATGCCGCTGCCATACAAAGAACCAAGTCAGGTTCTGGCTGCTCTCCTCCAGACAATCATTGATGAAGGCCGTAAGTTTGCTGGCACTGTTGACCTGCAAGTGGCTGACATGTCGGCCCAGTCCCCGGTTGGTACAACGCTGGCTATTCTTGAGCGTCAACTCAAAACTATGAGTGCAATTCAGGCCCGTGTCCATTATTCGATGAGGCAGGAGTTTAAGCTACTCAAAGATATCATCCGCGACTACACTCCTACAGAGTACAGCTACGAGCCAGAAGAAGGCGGTCGTCACGCTAAGCAGAGTGACTATGACTACGTGGAAGTGATTCCAGTAAGTGATCCTAATGCAGCAACGATGGCTCAGAAAGTTGTTCAGTATCAGGCGGCTCTTCAATTAGCCCAGACTGCGCCACAACTGTATGACCTACCCCAGCTTCATAGACAGATGTTAGACGTGATTGGTATTAAGAACTACCAAAAATTGATACCAGTTGCAGAGGACATGAAGCCGCGTGACCCAGTCACAGAGAACATGAACATCCTTTCTAATAAGCCGGTCAAGGCTTTCTTGTATCAGGATCATCAAGCCCATATTGCAGTTCATATGACAGCAATGCAGGATCCAAAAATACAAAGCATCGTGGGTATGAATCCTCAGATGGCTCAGCAATTACAAGCTGCAATGATGGCTCACGTATTCGAGCATTTAGGTATGGAGTACCGTAAGCAAGTTGAGATGACTATGGATCAGACCTTACCCCCATACGAGGAGGAGAAGGACGAAGAACAAATGTCTCCTGAGATGGAAGTTCAAGTTTCTAAGATGGCAGCGCAAGCATCTCAGCAACTTCTCCAGCAAAACCAGCAAGAAGCTCAACAGCAGAAGAACCAACAGCAAGCTCAAGATCCGCTTATCCAGTTGCAGCAACAAGAGTTGCAGATCAAGCAACAAGACTTGCAGCGTAAGGCCCAGAAAGACATGGCTGATATGCAGGCCAAGATGGCTCAGATTCAAGTTGAACTCAAGCGTATTGAGGCCAACCAAGAGACTGAAGGAGCCAGGATTGCAATGCAACACCAGAACAATGAAGCACAGCGCGCGCATCAACAAGAGGCTGATGGCTTCCGTACAGGCATGGACATGGTCAGACAACGGGAGCAGTTGTCTCATCAAGGCAAACAGCAGGATAGACAGATGCGAAACCAACCACAAAAAACACCAGTAAAGAAGGATGAATGATGTCCTACGAAATAAGACAAGCGCTGGAGTTCACAGCGAAACAAATTGACGAGAAAGTCAAACAACTCGAAGATGCCTTGGGAGCGCGAGCTGCTAGGTCGTACGACGAGTACTGCGGGATGTGTGGGGAAATTACAGGTCTGCTCACCGCTCGTAGATACATCACAGACCTGACGAAAAACTTGGAGAAATTAGATGAGTGAAACTTTAGATCTTGGGCTGGCGCTAAACCTCGAAGCGATCATGCACAAGAAAGATGAAGAGAAGGCGACTCAACTACCAAAGCCTGCGGGCTACAAAATCCTGTGCGCGATCCCCGAGCAGGAGAAGGAGTATGAAGGCGATATTGGGATTATCAAAGCAGACGAGACCCTGCGATACGACGAGCTGCTCACTACAGTTTTGTTCGTTGTCGATCTTGGCCCAGACTGCTACGCAGACAAGGCAAAGTTTCCGACTGGGCCTTGGTGTCAAAAAGGTGATTTTGTGTTGACTCGACCCAACGCAGGCTCACGCCTACTCATCCACGGACGCGAATTCCGCATCATCAACGACGACTCAGTCGAAGGTGTTGTAGAAGACCCCCGTGGCATCAAACGCAAATAAGGAGCGTACATGTCAAGATTTGGTGATCCATACAGATTTCCCGATGAACTCGAGGAAGAAAAGAATGCCCAAGAGGTAAATATCACTATTGAGGAGGATGAAGTCGAGGTAAAGATCGTTGACGACACACCCCAAGAAGATAGATTTGTAGCGCCCCCTTTGGACGAAAACACACAGCAAGAACTTGAAAATGCTGATGAGTCTGAAGAGTACACAAAGAACGTAAAAGTCAAGTTTAAGCAATATAAAAAGGCTTGGCATGACGAGCGGCGTGCAAAAGAATCAGCCCTGCGTGAACAACAAGAGGCGCTGACAGTCGCTGAACGAATTCTAGACGAGAATAAAAGACTCAAGTCTATGATTCAAACAGGCGAGAAAGAATTAATTTCTACGTATCAAAGTTCTGCTGAAATGGAAATTGACAAAGCTGAACGGAATTACAAAGAGGCTTATGACTCTGGAGATTCTGATAAAGTTTTGGCTGCGCAGAAAGAGTTAGTTCGAGCAGAAATGAAGCTTGATAAAGCAAAGAATTTCAGGCCCACTGTACAAACTGATGAAAATCGTGTACAAACTACCCAAACTAACCAGCCTGCAACTCAGCAGATGGATCCTAAGGTCGCTAACTGGGTCTCGAACAACCCATGGTTTGTAGACCGTAACAAATTAGCGATGCGCAAATTTGCTGAAGGATTCCACGAAGAGCTTTCAGAACGGTACGGACGTGGATATATAGGTACTGACGAATACTACGGCAGTATTGACAAAGAAGTCAGACGTAGATTCCCAGAAGAATTCGCGGCGACTACAAACAACGATGAGGAAAAACCTCAACGTACAAAACCAAGCACAGTTGTTGCACCTGCTAAACGTAGTACCGCCCCCAAACAGGTCGTGCTAACAAAGACACAAGTTGCCTTGGCTAAAAAACTCAGATTAACCAACGAGCAGTACGCCCGTGAAATGATGAAATTGGAGGCCTAAGATGGCAACAGACGTAAAAGTAGCAGAAAACAGATTGTCGCGTGAAATGCAGAGCAGAGCTACGCAAGAGCGCCCTAAACAGTGGCAGCAAGCGGATCTCCTTCCTGAGCCTGATAAACAGCCGGGATATGCGTACAGATGGGTAAGGGTTTCTACTTTGGACAAGGTAGACCAACGAAACATTTCCGGCAAGTTCCGGGAAGGTTGGGAGCCAGTCGCAATTGAAGAACAACCCAAGTTCCAGTTCTTAATCGACCCCGATAGTCGATTTAAAAATAATATCGAAATTGGTGGGCTGTTGCTTTGCAAGTGCCCGTCTGAGTTTATGGAGCAACGTGAGGATTACGTTACGAAGTTCACAAAAGCTCAAGCGGAAGCTGTAGACAATAGCCTAATGCGTCAAAGTGATCCGAGGATGCCGCTCTTTAGAGAGAACAAGTCTTCGACAAGCTTTGGCAAAGGTACTTAAATTTTCAAGGAGTCCTTAAATGGCTTATCCCGCTGTATCAGCTCCGTACGGGCTGTTGCCGCAGAACCTAATTGGTGGTCAAGTATTTGCGGGTTCTACCCGTATGTACCCCATCCAGTACGGTTATGCGACCGACATCTTTTACGGTGATTTCGTCGTACTATCGCGTGGT